TATACCCTGATAAACTCCAAATTGAGGTGAATCGAGCGCAATCGCCCACTGTACAGCCGTTCATATTATGCAAAAATTTTGGGCGGTGGGGATTAACCGATTATGAAAAGACGTGGCTAACTCATGATGAGATATTAAATGTCACATGCGATATAAGCCTTGACCAATTTGACCCTGATAATACTATTGTGTGGCTCGGGGTAGACCTTGCGAGCACTTCAGACCTCACAGCGCTAAGCATGATGGTTGTGGAAGATTCTGATGATGGAAAATTGTATTACTTCAAAACGTGGTATTTCTTGCCTGAATTGTCACTTCAACAGAATATGAACCAAGAAATATATCGGAAAGCAATAAATCAACATCAACTCATAGCTACCAACGGAAATGTATGTGATTATCAAGAAGTTACCAAAATTATTCTCAAAATCGCGGAACGCTACACAATCGGGGGTGTTTTTTATGATAGTTACAATGCTACATCATGGGCAATTGATTGTACAAACCAAGGCCTTCCAATAACCCCGCTGAGTCAAGCATTATGGTCGTTTAATCGTGGAACAAAAGAATTCACCCGTTTGGTTAAGAAGGGTGCTTGCAGAATTGATAATAACATTCTCACTCGTTTTTGCTTTGATAATTCTGAGCTTAAATTTGACCACAACGAGAACTGCAAGCCCGTTAAGAAGGGTGGTGCAAAAGGAGGAAGCGCAAAAATCGATGGAACAATCTCAATGCTTAGCTGCATTTGTGGCTACTTATTACAACCCCAATTTGACACTTCAATATAATATAGAAAAAATCAATAATACCAATGAAAATATTTGGTTTAACAATAAAAAGAGAAACGCGGAATTTAGTAGAACAGCCGTCTATTTCTTATGAAGAGAGAATATCGCAGAGCATGACTACATTCCAAGAACTCCTTAATCCAAACGACCGTGCACAAAATCTCTCAAGTGTATATCGGTGTGTAGATTTAATCAGTTCAACGGTGGCTAATTTGCCCCTGAACGTCTTATATATCGACAAGAAGGGAAACACACGAGAACAAAAAAATCATCGCTTGCAGAAGGTATTTGACAACATGGTGATGACTCGTTACAACTTCATGAAGAAACTTATTTCCGATGTTCTGATAAAGGGTAACGCCTATTGTTATTTGAAGAGAAACGAGCAAGGTGATGTAATTGACGTTATCTATTTAGAGCCAAACGATGTGATGGTGATTTGGGATAAGAAAAAACAAGAACTCTATTATCAAATACCCTTTCTGAGCAAGGTTCAGAAGATACAAGCCTTTGACATTATCCATTTGCAGAACAATTCAAATGATGGAATACACGGCCAATCGGTTCTTAGTTTTGCCGCTCGTCAATTGCAAATCGCACACGGCGCGGAAAATTCAGCAAAACAGATATTCCAAAGCGGCGGACAACCTGCACGTGGTGTGCTTTCAACACTAAGCCCAATCAGTAAGGCTCAAAAACAACAATTAGCCCAAAATTGGACGCAATCCACAAATGGTGTCTTGGTGTTAGGCGGCGATATGAAATTTACCCCACTGAGTTCCAATGCAGAAGAAATGCAGCTATTAGATTCAAGAAAGTTCAATGCAATCGAGATTTGTTCATTCTTTGGTGTACCCCCTGAACTCTTAGGCTTGGGTAATAAATCAAGCAATGTGGAGGACTTAATGAACTTATTCCTTACAACCACGATTCAGGGCTACATTTCAATGATAGAACACGAGTTCAGTCGCAAGATGTTCAGCCCTCAAAGTCAAGGGAAATATAAAATCGATATTGATGAGAATAATTTGTTGCGCCTTTCAAAATCACAGCAAGCAAGCTATTATTCAACGCTCTTGCAAAATGGTTGCCTTTCAATCAATGAAGTTAGAAGTGAATTAGGCTATGAAAGCCTCACACAAGAATTTGATTCACATATTATACCGTTTACGGACATCAGCATGAATAAAATAAATTCAGACACACAAGAAGAAGAAAATGAAGGAACAGAAGGAAAAGGAAATTGAGAAGCGTTCATTTGAGCAAGAAGGCAAAATTGAACTTTCAGGAAATGTAATTAGCGGGTGGGCTATCAGGTTTAATGTTTGGTCGCAGCTTATCGGTGGGGATTTCTATGAAATTATAAAGCCGTCCGCAATCACGCAAGAAGACATCGATAAAAGTTTCATCTACATGTATTATAACCATGATGAAAAAAAGGTGCTTGGCGTTCATCGTGCAAAGGATGACAAGAAGCAAGGAAGTCTTATGCTTGAAGTTGTTGAGAATGAGGGCTTGCGCTTCATGCTTGAGTTACCCGATAGCGAGGTTGGACGAGAAGTAAAACAATATATTGAACGTGGGGACTTGGGCGGAATGTCGTTTGGATTTTCAGTTCACGAGGACAAGAATAGTGATGAATGGAACTATCAATTTAATTGTGGTGGTCAATCGTTTGAGCACCCGCAATTGTGCCATGAAATATATAAAATGCGTTTGTATGAAATTAGTTGTGTCTTTAATGCTGCTTACCCTGATGGTGGCACTTTGGAATTGCAGAAGAAGCGTGCAAGTGATGTGCGCATGAAATCTGATGAAATCAACCAAATCATGGACGCAACCATTGAGGAATTTGAAAAACTTTGATGATACCACGCTATTTATTAGAAGAATAGACTATTTATATATATGAGTATTAGAAGTACATATCACATTCAAAATGAGATTTCTGAGAAACTGAAAATGAAGGAACAAATCGTTTCAGAAGTCCGTGAAATCTGCAACAAGCGGAAATTAGAAATTAGGTCGTTTACTCATGATGATAGAAGTAAATTGGAGCGTTTCCGCAAAGACATTTCTAATATCAACGAGGAAATCAATGAATTAGAAAAAGAACTCAGAGAAAAAAATTATAATTATAATAACAATACAGAACAACAAATGGAAAAGAGAAATTTTTCTTTACTAAATGCTATCCGCGCAATTGCGGAAAATCGTTCACTTGACCCAATCGCACAAGCTGTGGTTTTAGAAGGCCAAAATGAAATGCGCAGCCGTTCATTATCGCTTGTAGGTCAAATCCAACTTCCTTCAAATTATGAAGAGCGAGCAATAACCGTTCAGACAGAAGGCCAAGACGTGGTCGCAACAAACCTCATGGACGTTATGGGGTCATTAAAGGCCAAAAATGTACTCGTGAAGGCGGGTGCAAGAGTTCTCGAGAACCTCCGAGGCGATGTACAATTTCCGCTCTCGAGTTCTGCAAATTGCAGTTGGGAAGGTGAAACAACAGAAACACCAACGAGTGATTTGACATTTACCCATGTAAAATTGTCCCCAAAACGTTTGTCTTGCGTTGTGGGCGTTTCCAAGCAATTTTTGTTACAAGATTCCGCAAGCGCAGAAGCAGTTATCAGGGAGGAGATTCTTTCCGCTATCAATTCCAAATTGGAAAAAACAGTACTTTCAGATGAACAAGGGTCTAATACAAAGCCTGAGGGACTATTCTACAACGGCGGCGCACCCCTTTCAGAAGTAAGTAAATTTGCAGACATCACAAATTTAGAAGCAGAAGTTGAGGATGCAAATGTTGATGGCAATGTTGTTTATCTCCTTTCTCCAAAGGCCAAGGCAGGCTTTAGAAATATGGCAAAGGGTGATAAAAACCTTGTATATGAAAACGGCGCTATTGATGGTACTGAATCGATGAGCACTTCAAATATCAAGGACAAAAATTTTGCTTATGGTGATTTTAGTAATGTCGTGATTGCAAATTGGGGAAATTTGGACTTGACCGTGGACTCAATTAGTAAGGCCGCACAAGGCCTTGTTATGCTTGTAGTGAATTTCTATTGCGACGTGAAAGTACTTAGAAATCATGCAATTAAGGTGGCAAAATTGAAATAAGATTCATAACGTTATACAGATATGGGAGAAGAATTTGTTACATTGGAGATGATAAAAACTCATCTCAACATAGAGCAAGGTTATCATTCAGAAGATGATTACTTACTTCATCTCAGGTCAGTTGCTTTCTTAGTTGTTCAAAATCATATCTGTTCAGATTTAGCAACGCTCAGTGGTCATAAAAAGGCCATTGGGCATTGCCTATTACTTTTAATAGGCACACTTTATCTTCAGCGCGAGAGTATTTGTACATCTTCAATGAAAGAATGCCCCCACACGCTACAATTCATATTAGACCAATATAAAAATTTTGGAGGATAGATTATGTTTGCAGGAAGGTATAATAAAATGGCTATTATTAGAAATCCGAGCCTTTGGAAAGAAACAGAAGCGGCAACGGCCAAATCAGGTTCAAGCAAATTGCGCAAATTGAAGAATCTACAAGAAGATGATAAATTCTTTGGGAATACAGGGGTGACGGGGACGGTAAAGAATGAGGAGAAAGACCCTGAAATATACATCAGACAAGTTCATGATTTGAACAACTCCAAAAACCAAGAGTATGCGCACGCATTAAGACCGATTACAAGCAGAATTTTTGCGACGCGTCTACACAATGAAAAGCATTGTTCAGAAGGAAGCCTTTTGAAAATTCAGAACAGCGATAACGAGAAAGGCAAGACATATAAAATCGTTGAAACGGCTATCAATGATACAAATAAAGAATTGTGGTTGTATTGCGATAGGGTACAAAATAGCATTGAGGAGTAATCATGAATTTAGCTATCAAGGTGATTAAGAACACGGCAAAACAATTTGTTTCAGAGTTGCAGAAGGAGAGCAAAAAGGCCTCGAGAAAGGCGATTGGACGTTGTGGCCTCTTGTTGAGAAATCAGGCAAGAAGAAACCTCAAATCATCAGGTATCAAAATAACCGACTCACATTTTGGCGATAAATTGGTTCAAGGCGTGCGTGCAGGTCGTGTATATAGACAAGAAAACTCATTCAAACGCAATGTAAGAATCACGGCAAATCGACGCAACAAACAAAGTGGGTGGTTTAGGCTCGGATGGTTGAACGCGGGTACAAATGAACGCTTTCAGAAGAAGAAAAAGAATAAGAGTGTTGGTAAAATAACCGCAAGAAACTTCTATACAAACGCGGTTTCAAGTTTCAATTTCAAAGAGAAGTATGATGAACTCATGAATAAAGAATTATCCAAATTAAAGAAGTAGACAATGAACAACAGCTTTTTAATAGGTGATATCATCACTCATAATATAAATAAGACGCTTCAATACCTTGACTCAGAAGATGAACGTGAACAAGGTGAGTCACACACACTTATATCACCGATTATTCATTTTCCCGTTAAACGAGATGAATATTGTGGACGATGGGTAACTTACAGAAGAACAAGTTGCGAGCCTATGTTCTCAAAAGACGGTTTACACATTGACAAGGTTTCATTTGAAATCAATGTTGCATGTGCAAGTTACATCGATTCAATTTCAGCGGCAACGCTTATAAGAGAGTTATTTGACGGCGCAAGAATGCTTTCCAACTCATCAGAAGATGAATTGCTGCTATTTGAAATCCGTAATATATAGTTGTGGGCGCTGAGGGATTCGAACCCCCGACCCTCTGCTTGTAAGGCAGACGCTCTGAACCAGCTGAGCTAAGCGCCCTAAGGAG